TTTAGAAAACATACATACTATTAAAGGTAAAGAGTTTGATAACGTAGTTCTTGATTTTAAATTAACAAAGCCAGAAAACATTTTTTCAAAAAAAAGAATGAAGTTTGTAGCATGTTCAAGAGCGAAAAAAACTTTATGGTTATTAAAGAGTAGCACTAAATTAACATTTGCAGGAAAGGAAGATGTACAATGAGTAAAGTTTGGGACAAACAACACGGAGGATCACACTATCAAAAATATAAAATTCAACCTAGCAAGTTTGTAGTAGAGAATAAGTTGCTATATCCTGAAGGTTGTGCTATTAAATATATTATACGTCATCAAGATAAAAATGGAAAAGAAGATATTTTGAAAGCAATACATTTTTTAGAAATGATAATTGAAAGAGATTATCCTACCATAGAAAAACCAAAAGAAAATTTACCAAAAGAAAAACCTAATACGTGGGGTATTAAATGATACCAGAACTAGATATGTTGGATATAAAAGATGGTGATGTTGTTGCTGTCGACTTAGAGACACACGATCCAGAGCTCAAGACCCACGGATCAGGGGCCATAGTAGGTAAAGGTAAAGTATGTGGCATAGCCGTGGCATATAGAGATGAAAAATATTACTTTCCAATAGCACATTTATACTCAGCACAAAACTTAGGTAAAAACAGAACGTGGAAAGTTTTAAACAAAAAGATTTTTCAAAATGAAAAAGTAACAAAAGTATTTCATAATGCAATGTACGACGTTTGTTGGATAAGAGCAGAAACAGGTGTTATGTTGAAGGGACCTATCTATGATACTATGATTGCTGCATCAATAATAGATGAAAATAGACAGAAATATAGTTTAGATTCTTTAGCAAAAGATTATTTAAATGATTCAAAATATAAGTATGACCTTGTAGAAAAATCAAAAGAACTGCACGGTATAGATGATCCTATGACTAACATGCATAAACTACCCTATGATTTAGTAGTTGATTATGCAGAACAAGATGTATTACTTACATTAAAATTGTGGAACAAGTTTGATAAAATTATTAAAACTTCTGTAAATACGGAATCAAAAAGAAAAAAAACTTTAGAAAACATATTTGACATAGAGACTAGATTGTTTCCGTGTCTTGTTGATATGAGATTTTTAGGTGTAAGAGTTGATGAAGAAAAAGCTAAAGTATTTGGTGATACTCTTAAAAAAGAACAGGCCGCAATACTAAAAACAATAAAAAAAGAAACGGGTATTGATGTAGACATTTGGGCTGCAGATTCCATTCAACCATTGTTAGATCATCAAAAAATTACAGATTACAAAATTACACCTAAAACAGGGCGAGCTAGTATAACAAAATTATACTTAGAATCACACCCTAATAAATATTTAAAAATGATTGCAGAAGCTAGACAATTAGATAAATTATTTAACACTTTTGTAAGCGGTATTTTAAAATTTATACACAACGGTAGAATACATGCAGATATAAATCAAATAAGATCAGACCAAGGCGGAACAGTTACAGGCAGATTTTCTATGCGTAATCCTAATCTGCAACAGATTCCAGCGAGAAGTGAGTTAGGTAATAAAATAAGAGAATTATTTTTACCAGAAGAAGGATACAAGTGGGGATCATTTGACTACTCACAGCAAGAACCTAGACTAGTCGTGCACTACGCATTAAAAAATGGCTTACATGGAGCTGAAGAAATGGCAGAAGAATACATTGAAAACCCAGACACAGACTTTCATGAAATTGTAGCAAGAATGGCTAAGATTACTAGAAAACAAGCAAAAACAATTAATTTAGGTTTGTTTTATGGTATGGGTAAAAATAAATTAGCTAGATCTTTAGAACTAGAAGATGACGAAGCAAAAGAACTTTTTGAAAAATACCATAGTCAAGTTCCTTTTGTTAGAAAACTATCGCAGGGACTACAAGACTTTGCAGAAAAGAATAAAAATATTTACACATTAGAAGATAGGTTTTGTAGATTTGATAAATGGGAGCCTATCAATAAAGAATGGAATCCTGAAAAAGGAATCTTTGAGATAAGTGATTATCAAGAAGTAGATGGCAAAAAACAAATAGTTAAGATACCAGTGCCAATATTGAAAAGAGAGGAAGCTGAAAACAGGTATCATGCAGAGAAGGCAAAAAATATGTATGAAAGTGATCCAAATTGTAAATACTTTGAGAAACATTACAGGCCAGCGTTTACTTACAAAGCTTTAAATAGATTAATACAAGGATCAGCAGCAGATATGACAAAGAAGGCCATGGTAGATCTTTACGAAAACGGTATAATACCTCACATACAAATTCATGATGAACTTTGTTTTTCAATAAAAGACAACGATCAAGCTGTAAAAATAAAAAACATTATGGAGAATGCTATAAAATTAAAAGTGCCCAACAAAGTTGACTATGAATCCGGTCCAAACTGGGGTACAATAAAGTGAGGATAAACTATGGCTTATTTAAATGCAAATATACCTGTGGAATATGCACAGATAAGAAGGGAGTATTTATATGATCTTAAAAAACATAAAGGCGAGGTGGAAGACTGTATTATCTTTGGTGTCACCTGCATTACAGGAAAAGCGCTCTTGTTCCATGCCATCATGGAAAACGGTGCAATCTTTTATCGCTTACCAATTTCGGCTTTTATTCAACGTGGCTATAAACCGGAAGCTGTTCCGATTAGGAGACTTGACGAGTTACAGCTATGGAATTCTTTTTCTTATTATCCTGCTGTTACTTCTTGGGATATTTTAGAATCGCAATCTGGTAAATACATCGGTAAAGATAAAAAATGGCACTGGGGTCGCTATTTATTTACTGTTGACTTTGCACATCCAGAACCTAATATACTAGACACTGATCATTCTGAGATCCCGCACGAACATAAGTGCGCACACGTACTTGCGTTAAATGACGGCAATTACGCAGCTCAGCCCAACAACAGGTTGATTTGGGACATACCATCATTTACGGTAAAAGACCAAGTGCCTGATTGGAAGGTACAAACTAACTACTGGAACGTAGAAGATACACAGCAGTGGCGAACAGAAGACACTGATAATTTCTTTTACGAGATGGAGGAAAAGAAAAATGATTAAAAAAATTAAAGAAAAAATTAAAGCTATGTGGAAGTGGTATGTATCATGGCTTTTTGATTGGAAAAAATGAGTAAGAAACCATTAAATATATCAGAAGAAGCAGCCGTCCAAATGCCAATGAAGACGGTTGCCTCTCTGATCGTAATCGTAGCACTTGGCACCATGGGCTACTTTCAGATTGTAGAAAGGTTAAACATAGCTGACACTAGACTTCAGTTAATGGAACAGGATTTAATAGAGAACACAGAGTTTAGAATTAAATGGCCACGTGGACAACTAGGTTCATTGCCCGCCGATTCTGAGCAATTCATGATGATCGAGGATCTTTATAAGTCAACCGATAAGTTAAACAAGCATATTGAAGATATGGCTTTGAACAAAGTTAATATTGAGTTTTTACGTAAACAAATGGATAAAGTTTTAGAAGATATAGAAAAACTAAAAGACGCAAACAGAGAGTTTAAATATAATGGCAACGGGAAGAATCACTAAAAAAGTTTTAGATTACATAGCTGACATGAATAAACAAGCTAAACAGATGAGTTATGTAAAAGATTTAAAAAAAGAAGTTGAAACTGGCAAACATGGTACACAAAAATATGTTATCAAGCAAGGTGAAAACAAAGGTAAGGTAGTATGATTGAGTCTATAGTAGCCCTTTTGATGTTTGTAAATGGAGAAATTAAAGAACACTTAATACAGCCTGAAGGAATGGCTCAATGTTTACGCGGAAAACGTGAAGCAGAGAGAACCTATTCAGAATCTGTATCTTACAAATGCTATAAAGGTAAAGCAGAGATAGAGTTATATCAAGGCAGAAAATATATTAAAGCTTTGATCTTAGACTGATGCAAAAGCCAAATAAAAAACGTAACCCAGTTGCAAGACAGTTGCGGCACTTCAAGAAAAAAGTTATAAAGAACAAGAAAAAATATGACAGAAAAAAACTCAATAAGATTTAATGCAGAGATTGTAAACGGACAATGTCCATCTTGTAGTGAAATTACAATGTTAGTGAGTGTAGCTACAGATTATTATAGATGTGTAACTTGTGGTACAGATTTACAACAACATATAAACGGTAAGATAACTTACTTACCAATTATGCCATCAAGTAAAGATTATAAAGTATATGTTAAGGATTGGATAGGTGAGTAAAAAGAAACCTTTATTTGGCGTTAACACGTACAGATTGAGAACAAAAAGAAAAAGACCTGGTAGGCACAAAAAAAGTCCTAATAAACACACAAAAAGAATGACAAAAAAATATCGCGGTCAAGGCCGTTGACAAACATCCCTAAGTATCCTATATTGTAAGCATGAAAGAAAAAGTTATAACAATAAAAGTAAAAAGCGGTAGCACAAAACAATACTCTAATTTATTGCTAGAATTAAACCTTGTAAAACAAGCATGGAGATCATATGGTGTCGACTTGCAATTGAATGCACCTGGTTTAAAGTCTACTTTAACTTGGGGCACAAGTGTAAATGATAAGTCAAAAACAGATTAAGGAGCTGTATGGCGAAAACACTGGTGATACTAATATTACTGTTCGATGGAACATTGATAAAAGAGCGACTCGATTTCAGTCGACCGATGGAAGTGCACGAGTGTCTAATGTTTGCAGACGATCACAGAGAAACAATATCAAAGTATGTTGATACAAAAGGTTGGGTGTTAAATGATGGTAGAGGTACTATTCAAGGTTTTATTTGTGAGTAGCATTGCTTACGGACCAATAATCTTATTACTGTTGATGTGGAATAATGAAACACCTACCCCGCTAACTAAGAAAGGGAAAGAAACGAAGTAGGTAAATGGTGAGAAGATATCTCGCCATAACATAATCTTGCCACAATGTCAAATAGTGTCGAGTGGTTCGCAAACAAACCTAACATAAATACCATGTTTGTTAGATTCTGTTCTGCCAATCTCTTTCATTTTACTCATAGACTCTTCATAACCAAACATCATACAATCATAGGAACTATTAAATTGTTCAGGCCATTGGTAAGGTGGCATGCAAGTATTTGCAACCTGTGAACAAATAATTAAACTCAACAAAAATTTCATTGACAATCCTATAATATCACCTATATTAGGCTCTTAAATTATGAAAGGAAACAAATGACTGACATGAGTAAATACAAAAATGTTTCACTAACGAAAGAAACATATGCTATTTTAGAAAAGTTATCAAAGATATTATTGCCCGATGCAAAATTATCTATATCTAAAACAATAGAAGCAATAGCAAACGAGAAAGCGAAGAAGTTAAATGGCAAAGTTAAAAAAGGGTAGAGTCGTAAAGACTATATGCGATACATGCCACGGCAACGGGTATGTTAGAGTTGGAAAAATAGATGGCGATCCTGCAGTAGATTTTAGAGACAGAAGCGAAGTACACCAATGCTGGGATTGTGACTCGGAGGGAGAGTTTTATGAGACAGTTGATGATAATCTTATCGATGATGGTCCTTCTAACAAACTGCACTAGAATAGACTTTGATAGTTTTGATCCGACTACATCAACGTTAAGGTGGATTATAAAACATGATAAGTGAAACTGATGTAGCTTATATCGCTGGATTGTTTGATGGTGAGGGCTGTGTACAGGTAAAAAAATATACAGAAAAGAAAAAGAATCACAAGAGTCGTAAGAATCCAAAAGGCAAAGGCTATAGAACTACATACACTAATCGTATCTCTATGGAGGTAGCCATGACCGATGAGAGTGTAATTAATTGGGTGCATGATGTATTGGGAGTTGGATCTGTAAGAGTCAAACCAAGAAAAGGTTTACGTAAAAATGGTACAAAGTATTTAACACAATATGTATGGCGTTGTAGTTTTAGAGATGCGTATCAAGTCGCAAGACTTCTTTGGCCCTATGCACAAACAAAATTACATGGTATAGAAAAAATAATAGACCATTACGAACCGGATCACAAGGTGAACGGTAAAGTCGTAGATTTAAAAAAATATAAAGAGGCGATGAGTTTAGAATGAGAGAAAAAATTTATGAACGTAATCCGGATACAGGAGAGATACGTTGGAGATATGTTGATGAATCGCATGACAAATTTAGTTGGCCAAACTATGGGAGAATATTAAAACAAAAAACAGAAACTTGGATACAAGGTTATAGAAAATGGAGAAAAGATAATGAAAAATAAAAAGCCAAAATGGGATGGAAAATCAAGGGTTTCCAATGATTTGTATCGTAAAAACTTTGATCTAATATTTAAAAAAGTAACGGATGATAATGCTGAAAAATTTGTACATAATCAAGATAAAGAAAACGAAGAGTATTTAAAGGAGTTAAAAAAGAAACTATGACGTTTGGTTTTGGTATAGGTATGTTTTTTTATAACACGTTCTGTGTATTGATAGCTTTATTAATAATCTATTATATAATAAATAATCTAAAGTGAAGAAAAATAACAAATACACCTACATCACCGGCAACCGTATCGAGGACCACGGAACACGGCTCTACGATGTAAATGGTGCTAGACTTCCAAGTGTAACTACGATATTAGGGCGCACCAAAGATCAACAATTTTTAAAAGACTGGAAGGCCAAAGTTGGAGAACAAGAAGCAGAACGAATCA